CCTATGTCGAAGTCGTATTTCAAACCCGTCATTGCAGTATCTTTTCGTTTGCTATGTTGTCGTATTTCAAACCCGTCATTGCAGTATCTTTTCGTTTGCTATGTTGTCGTATTGGTCCAGCGACCGCCCCGAGAGAGCTGACCGCAGCGCCGTCTGGAACGCCGACGGACTGCCGTTCCCCGCCTCCGCGATCGGCGATCCGGAGATCACCGAGTTCATCGCTTCTAAGAACTGGTTGATCTTCAACAAGCTCTCGCGGAGCGGCTCGTACAGCACGAGACCTTTGTTCTGCGCACCGTTGAACTCGATCACGTCCTGAGCGATGCGCAAAGACGAATTACCGACCGTGACCGTCACCTCATCTTTGGTCTCGTCGTCAGGGTCGACCGACGCATGGATCGCTATCTTGTTGCGGCGGAACTCGAACCGGTCGATCTGCTCGCACGCGAGGATGATCGGTCGGTTGTCGTCGCCGTTCAACATACCTAAGGCCAGCATCGACCCCACGGTGGGCACGATCCGCCGGTCCGCATCCTCGGAGTTCAGGAAGCTCAGCGGCACCGGCAGCGGCGTCGTGTCGGCAAATATCTGAACATAGGCGTTCTCTTCGTCGACCGAGACCACCGTCGCGCATTTGATCCGCAGCGACGAGAGGATGCCCCCGACCTGCTCACCGTACTCTTCGCCGATGCTCCGTATGTGGGTAAGGTCGATCATATCAAGTACTGTTGATCCGTTACGGTCAGGTGCTGGAAGTACCCGTTCACACCACACGCCAGGCGGTAGCGCATGATGTAGTACAGCCGCTCTTGGCTAAGCTCAGGGAAGATCGTATCCGTATAATGTATCTGATCGAGCACTTGGACTTTCGGATACAGCGGCGCCACGATCGTACCACGGTTACGAAAGCCCCTGAGCTTCTCCAACATCTGGTCTGCAAACTTTTGTATCCCGTCGACGGTTTGCAGCGGGCAGAAGGTCCGTACCGGCTCACCATAGGTTTTGTCGAACTCGCTCTTCGACGACTTGCTCGCAGAGGTCCGGTAGCCGCCCGTGGCCGTGTACTGCTTCCCGTTAGACAATATGCCGGTGACTTTCACGTCGTAGTTCACGAACCGGCCGTCGACCGGCACGATGTCTCGGCTGAACACGTTGTACTTCGTCGAGAACGATTCGATCGGCCGCGTGTTGTCCCGTCGCCCCGTACCGATGTAGACATTGTACTCGTCCGACACACCTCCGTAAAGCACGAGCAGCTGCATGAGCTTTTGCAATGTGTCATAAGGGCTGCGGCCGCCCCAGTTGCGGAACGACAGCGACGTGGTGATGGCCTGCACGTTCGTTTTGTTCGTCGAGTAGGTCAGCTGAGGCACCTCCCCCGTGAAGCCCTGCTTCTGGCGCTCCTGCTTGAACGCCTCTTGCGCGATCGGGATGCAGTCCTTGATGATCGACTGCACCGTCGCCGAGCCGTCCCATGCCTTCGTAATGGAGCCGAAGCGAAGGATGAACGTATTGTCCCGAAGGTACAGCTTCGTCGGGAAGCCCTCGCCGACATGCTCGATCCATCCCAAAAAGACCCGAAGGCGGGGTTGTCCTTTGTACCAGACATACACCTCGACCTTAGCCGTCGGACGAATCCGCGTATTTTTGAACACGGAGCGAATACGGCTCTTGGCCGGCCCGCTCTGACCAACCCCGATAGCGTACAGCGGGATCGTCAGCACAGCCGAATCGCCGAACGTGAACGCATCGCTTTGCAGCTCGAAACTCTCGAACTGCCCGACGGATTCACCCTCGATGAATACCTCGTTCTGACATATCATCAGGTTCGTGTCCATCCTATCCCTCACTCGGCAGGTCTGCGTCGAGCGTCGTTAAATTAAACGTTACCACATTCTCACCGTAGAGCACCTCGGTTAGCTTGAACTCGAACATGAAGGTACCCATACCTGTTCGGGGCGTGAACTTGTAGTCGGTTATCATCACGTGGCTCACCCCGAAGACCTCGTTGATCGTCTGATTCGAAATAGCCAGCACGGTGTCCTGCTCGTAGAACTCTTGGAGGAACTGCGCCAGCATGAACATCGCGTTCTCCGCCTCCTGGGCACGCTCTGCCTGAACGATGCTCAGGTTCGGCTGGTTGTCACGGAGCGTCAGGCGCAGTGTACAGTTGATCGTCTTGGACTGCTTCCTGGTCTGCTGGATGATCGTCGGACCGTCGACCAAATCCGAGAAGTTCAGCTTTTTCGACGCACTCAGATCGAAGGTTTGCGACACCGGCATGAAGTAATCGCCGATTTGCAGCGAATACAACTTCGTGCTGTCGTACCGGTCGATCTTCTCGGTCTCGACAGAGACGGTCCGCGCCTTGACCGCATCGTCCTCGGTCTTCACCCATGAGGGCAGCGAGAACAGCGCGTCGTCATTGGTCCGCGCCGGCGCGACCGTCGAGATGCCGATCCATGCCTTAGACAAAGCCAGTGTAACGGGCTCGCCTACGACGCTCTCTGCCCGCCGCAGCGTATCGGCTGCGATGCCTTGCGCACCTATGTTAAGATCGATTGCCATTAGAACCGTGTCGCCATTTTATCAGTGGAACCTAAGAGTGCTTGCTGGATAGCCGCTGCGACCAACTGGTCCATCGTATCGGCTACCTCGTTTACGACCTGCTGCGGGTCGTCGGTCTTGATCGTGCTATTCCATTCGACCAGCTTGTCGTGGAAGTGAATTTCCAGCGCCCGCCGATCTCGGTTAAAACCGGTCAGGTCCTTACCTCCGGCGGCCGAGCCAAGATTGAACTTGCTCGGATCGAGACCTTCGACAGAGTTAAGCCGCTCTATCCTCGAATTCATCTCCTTCAAAAGTGCGTTTCGCTCGACCGTGAGCATACTCGACGCTGCCTGCGTAGTCGTCATATTATTCGGCAGCGTGTCAGGATATGCCAGATATGTGAATACGCTGTCCGGAGCATGGAGTGCCTCACGCTGAGAACGATAAATGTTGGCTTTATTCTTTGCCGACACTTCCCATATAGTCCCCAAGAAGCCACGCATGAGACGGTCACGCCACGGAACACTCTCTATGCCTCGCAAATCGTTCTTAGCCTGCACGAGAGACAACATCTTTTCGTCACGCGCAGCCTGCTCAGCGACCTGCTCATAAACCCTGCTGAACTCTTCCCGCCGGCCAGCCTCTGTCTTACTGGTGTAAACCCCTTGTTTGAGCCAACTCTGGTATGCCTCATTACGGGTCGAAGGGTCATTCATAGCAGCACGAAGCGCCTGCTCTCTGTCAACTGCCGCCTTTACAGCCTGTTCGTCAACAAGCTCGATCTTAAAGTAAGCTGCGATCCGATCGACCAGCGTTATGAGCTTATCGACCAATGTAACGCCCTTGTCGCCCATCATGTCGATCGTCATTTCCAACGACTTAACCATGTTGAGAAAGCTCCGGTTATCGACGAGCATCGACATGAACTTATTCGCAGAGGTCGCTAAGGCCTTTATCATACCGGAACCCGCATTGCCGATGTAGGACCAAAACGGATTATTCGACGCGATCAACGCCGCGGCGTCCTGACTGGCCATGTTAATCATGCCTCGGGCCCGCATACCAGCGTTCGACGCATTCGACAACTCGTAGCGCTTCAACACAGAGAGCAGTGCACCCTGATCTTTGAGGTAGGTACGAACGTCGACGCCTTTGAGCCCCTGTTCCTCCATTTCCTTCAAGGCGTACTTACCTAAGATCGGAGCCTGGTTCAACAGCTCTCGGATGTCTCGCATGTTGGGCGCCGTCGTGACCAGCAGCTGCTGAATATTGGTCATGACTCGCTCGAACGAAACACCGGCATGCTGAGCGATCAGGCCACCGACCTTCGTGAGGCCCGTGGCCTCGCCCAGTGTGATCTTGCGGTTATTCGCTCCGACGCCTAAGCCTGCCAGAACGTTGATACTACTCAGCGTCGTGGATCGGTCTAAGCCATAGGCCGCCGATATGATGTCTGCGTTCCGAAGCGTCTGTTCGTACTGAGGCCCCATACCTTCCCTGGTCTGGTGCCGACGTGAGATCAGCTTCGCGCCCTCGGCGAACCAGTCGGACTGCAAGACACGGAGCGCCGCAGTCATAACCCCTCCGGCGATCATCGGGCCGGAGAACGTTGCCATCTTAGTGGCTTTGAACAACGCCCGCCCGATCGATGTCATGATGTTTCCAGCGATCCCCGCGACATTGACACCCCGCATCAGGCGGCCGGCGTCCATACCAAACAACATGCCGTTTTCATCAGGCTGCAACACCGATGACAAGCGGGCGTTGAAGCCTCCGAGGCTGAACCCATACCCCCATGACGCTATGCGTGTCGACCGGTGGCGCGTGTAAGGCGCCCCCTGAGCATACGGACGCGCCGGCGCGGGACGGGACGCCGTCCGCAGCGGCCGAGCGTAGGGCCGGCTCTGCCGCGGTGCCGAAGGAACTGTGAACCGACGATTCGGGATGCTGCGATACGCCGCACCGACAGAGCGAAGCGCCGAGGCCAACGTAGTCGCGTTGGCTGCCGCAGCGGCCAGATTGGTCGCCAGACGCTCAGAGTTCGATACGGCGTTACCGCCCAGATTCAAAACAATATTGTAACCTGCCATTTTCCAAATCGTCGATCAACTTGTCGTCAAAGTTGTCCTGTTGGTAAGGAGCTAACTCGCAGTTTCTGCACCAGTACATCGATGCTGCGAAGAGCTCTTCGATCAACGTCCGAGGGTACAGCGTATGATCCATCAGCAAGTGGAACGGAATGTTGCAGTAGTGCGCTACGAAAACCCGTCGAAGGAACAAAGGGTCCTCCTGCTGCGCTCTTTTGAGAATCAGATGATTCTGAACGATACGTTTAGCGTCTTCCTGCTTCGATTCCTCTACGCCTAAAATATCACGTATCGGATATGTTAGGCGTTCTCGAAAAAAGCGTGGAACTCCTGCTGGGTCTCGTCAGTGTTCAGAAGCGTTCGAGCTGCTCGGGTGTCCGACAGAACACACGCGAAGTCCGATTCCGGATTTTTCTCGTCCTCAGCTTTATGCACCATGAACTGACGAACATAGGCTTTCGACGCATCCGACATGTTCCGAAACTCGGAAGGCATGCGCCCCAGCATGTCGATGTAGGCATACGCAAAATCCGTATGCTCGTCTTTGCGCCGGTCGAACGGCACTACTTGAACCTCGATGTCCCGCTCACCCGTGGGTGTGAGAACATTTTTAAGCGTAACTTTACGCAATACCAACTCTTTTCCCATACCTGTTTTGTTTTGGTTAGCGGTTCATGGGGCGATCAAACCCCATGAACCAGATACTCGCACTCTACAACAGCGTCGTGGCAACCGCCATTCCTCGGGCGCGGAAACGAAGCGATTGCAGAGTCTCCGTACCACGCCGTTCAACATCATCACTCTCTTCAACACCGGTACAACTGGTGAAGGTCTTGGTCGTCGACGTGGCCGGAACATCGTTGCGTTTGTTCCAGACCGCCGTGATCGTCAAGCTCTCCACGATGTCCCGAATATGCACGATCGGATGGTCCGTAGCCGCGGTAGCCGCCCTGACCGCATCCATGATCGTGATCCACTCGGCCGTCTGAATAGAGAACGAAATATCGTAGGTGTTTCCTCCGTTGTCCGTCCCGATCGGCTCGTCCGTAGAGAACGCGCCGATGTCGTCGGTCTGACCGGAAATTACAGAGCTGAAATTCGCACCGGTGCCGATCTTAATCGGCGTACCGATTGCGTTGAACGTAAGGTAGAGCTCAAAGTCTCTTGCCGCAATAACTTTCTGTGCCATACTACTCTACGCTTTTTACATAGAAAACGAAACCTTCTACCCAGCGGAGAGTGATCGCCTGCTGGATTCCCAACGTAACCTCCAAAGTACGAGTACCCTGCATGTCGTTGTTCTTTGCGACGATCTGGATCGTCGCGTCGGAGATGTCCCCGCTGTCGATGTACGGCTGGATGACCGATGCACGCGCTGCATCGAGCATGACCTGCTTGAACGTCGACTGGATGTCCCCAGACTTCGAAGTCGGGATTTTCGTATTGAGGTACTTGTTAAAGAATGCACGCAGATCATCGACGACGGACGCGATAGTACGCGCAGCTTCGATCGTACACAAAGCCGTGCTGGAATCTTCGGCCGTAGAGCCGTCGTTGATCCACAAACCGTTCTCGGGCGGCCGCGAGATCGGGAAGATATACTGCTTGTCCGACAGAGCGTCGATCGTCGCCTGGGACGCCGAAGCGCAAGGAGAGTTGGTCCAAGTAACCGTCGAGTCACTTACCACTCCGTCTACGAAAAACAGATCGGTGCCGAATGCCGACAACGACCCGTCGCCCATCGACGTACCTACCGAAAGCGTCGAGACCCAACCGCCGACAGCCCCGACGGCCGCACGACTGCCCTGACGCTTGGTGAACGTCACGACGCCCACCATACCTGACGCTTTCGTGGACAAATCCTCCAACTTGGAGATATCGCCGGTGATAACGCCGACGTCCGTGATGATGCACGTGGAGAACGCTTGCGCGTACATTTCCATAACCGCAGCTTGGAGTTCGGTCACGTCCGGCGCCGACGTCATCTTCGTCGGGTCGTTCGAGATGAGAATCTGACGCGGCCGATACTCGTTGCCGCCCACCGTGGTGTACTTCACCCACAAGGGCAGCTTATCTTCGATCTTGCTGGTGTAGTCCGCCAGACCGACAATCCACAGTATCGTACCGGAGTTGTTCACGTAGGCCTTCGGCTGGTAGAAGTCGTTGACCTGCTCGTACAAGTCCTTGTTGTTCGCCTCCGTGATCCCGTAGCTGGCCAAATCGTTGGCCGAGGTCAGCTTATACGGCATGCCCAGCTCGAAAGCGACCGTACCGGAGCCAGCAAATGTTGCCTTCGCACCGACGACGATCAGCATCGAGTTGGAATTGACCGATGCAGGAGGGGCCAATACCGTATTGGAGATGTTGATATTAATTCCTGTTCTTGCCATAAGGCATTACTTTTTCTTTCTGTTCGACTTCTTAGGTTCATCCTCCGACGCACCGAGTGCTTCGGCGATGTTGTCCACTGTCTGTTCGTCGACAGCGGGGGCCTTCGCAACCTTCCGCATCGTCGTCTCTTCGAGAACCTTCTGGCGCGGTACGATCGCAACTTCGAACAGACGATCGAACTCTGCGGTGTCGCGGCCGTATGCCCGCAGACGGTCGATCGAAACCATGTCGGCCGTCATTTCGATATACCCCACGAACTTCGACGCATCGTCGATAATCATGTTCTTGACACGGATCGCTGCTTCGACCGAATCGCGGGTACGGAACATCATACCCTCGGTCGTCACGTACAGCTTCTTGTAGACGGAAAGCTGCATTGCGATCTGCTGAATCTGTTGTTTATTAAACTTCGTCTTCATCTTGTTTTGTTTATTATGACCGTGAAGGTGTCTTCCCTCCCCACCTCCACGGTCATAAAGTTACACTACGCGCCTGCTTCCTCGGTAGGAACGATGAGCGCAGCGCCTACACCGTTCGAACGAGCTACCGTCGCACCGGTCGACATCCAGCCAGACATCGTGTATCCGTAGTTCTGCGGATCGGGCATTACGATAACATCGATCGTACCAACACCGGCAATGACCTCGCCCTCGACGAAGGCCACACCAGCTCCGACATGCTTCGCAGTGGTCGATGCGGGCGATACGTCGGTGATCTTGCCGTCGTTGGCCACCGTGCCGTCGGCGTACATCGCCGGATCGAGCTCTGCGGCCGACGAGGTGAGGTTGTAGCGAGCCACGGGGTTACGAGCCGTGATGCGCGAACCCGAATACTCGAAGCCGCTGCCGACCGAACCAGAGAGGCGAGGCGTCAGCAAGGTCTTGAACGTCGGATCGGTGGCCAGCTTCGTGTAGAGGTTAGCCGGAAGGACAATTTCGACCTTGCGGTTGTTCAGCGCGTAGTTCTGCAACAGGAAGGCGCCCTCCGTCATGATGATGTCGTCGGCGGCCACACCTTTGATCGTGACTGCCGAGCTCGGAGCCTCGATCGGGAAAAGGCCGCTCGACGAGAACGACGATCCGGTGGTGGGGATTTTCGAAATGCCGGCCGTGTTGGCAATCACCTGCAAAATGTAGGTGCAAACATCCGACATCAGCGAATCCATCGCAATCGTCCAACCCCACGACTGCTTGTCGTAGGCCAAAATAGCCATGTCGGCGTTCTGGAACGTGATCGGCTGGATCGAGAACACTTGACGCGCGATCGTCCGCTTCACGTCGTCGTAGAAGTACTTCGGCGCGTTAACCGGAGTTACCGCACCAGTGTACGTCGCCGGATTGATTCCGCTCTCGATGTAGATCGCGCCTTCACGATCCGACATGGGCACGAAGCGGATCGAACGCATGAACGTGTTGTTCGGGAGCAGCTTCTCCAAGAACAGCGACATCCATTTGATGACGCCCAGATCGGCCGCGGTCAGCGTAGCCGCAGCCGCACCACCGGCCGCGCACTCTACGAGCATACACAGACCGTTTTTGCGCTCATGCGTCACTCCGTTCGTGAAGTTGCAAGCGCTGGCCAGAACGACCATACGCTCGTCAGCAAGCATGGACGAAGCAAGAATCTGCATCGTCTCGACGTTCTCCGGCGTGTTGTCCATAACGGTGCTCCCACTACGGAACGCCGCATTCACCGCCTCCAACCGATTCTGGAACTCACGGTCACAGATCAGTTCTTTGTACGTTTTGTTCATCGTTGAAATTGTTGATTGTGGTTTGATATTGTGTTCATGCCACGCCATACCTGCCGGCATTGCGCGGCGCCCCTGAGATGCCCTGATGTTCTCGCCTTCGCCCTCGGCTGCTGCCTCGACGGGTTCGCCTCCACCCTCGGCTGCTGCCTCGACGGGTTCGCCTCCACCCTCGGCGGCTGCCTCGACGGGTTCGCCTCCACCCTCGGCTGCTGCCTCGACGGGTTCGCCTTCGCCCTCGGCTGCTGCCTCGACGGGTTCGCCTTCACCCTCAGCTGCTGCCTCGACGGGTTCGCCTTCACCCTCAGCTGCTGCCTCGACGGGTTCGCCTTCACCCTCGGCTGCTGCCTCGACGGGTTCGCCTTCACCCTCAGCTGCTGCCTCGACGGGTTCGCCTTCGCCCTCGGCTGCTGCCTCGACGGGTTCACCTCCACCCTCAGCTGCCGCCTCGACGGGTTCGCCTTCACCCTCAGCTGCCGCCTCGACGGGTTCGCCTTCGCCCTCGGCTGCTGCCTCGATCTGCCCCATATACGTGTCGTAGGGCATACCAGTAGACATCGAGAGGTAGCGAACCTCCGATCCGGTTACTTTGAGCTGATCGATGACCCGCTTCTCCGAAGCCGTCACCTCGCTCTCGTTAATCGGATGGCACTCCATGTTCGCAGGGAAGGCGACAAGCGACACTTCACGCGGCACATACTTCTCGCAGACGAATACGCCGTCCTCGTTCTCCTGACCGAGACCGTACCCACCGATCGAAACATAGATCAGGACGCCTTGATCGTACTTTTCGAAAGCGATGTCCGCGTCTTCGAAACGCTCCATGAACACCAGCCGTCCAGCGAACCCGTTGCCGACCCGCTCGCGCTCGATCACTTTTCCGATGACGACACCCTTGTGGCCTTCGTTTTTACGGTCGTATCGAAGGACGGGGTTACGGTCGAACATCGACCAGTCGATAGCATCTACATCGATCTGGTTGTTGTTCAAGTCGACGATCCCAGTCGTCAACATCTGTTTTCTCTTCGAAATTCTCATTTTCTCTTATAATCTGGCATTACACTTACATCGTTCACCGTAGCCCAGCTGAATCGGGTGTCCTTCGGATCGAAAGCAACTGAGCCGTTGTAAACTATCTTGTGGAGGTCGACGACTACCGACGTCGAGCCCTGCGTACCATAGGTGGTTTCCGTGTCCATCCGGTCGAATTGCAGCACAAGGTCATGTTCATGCCGGATATTGTCGAAAACACTGCTTTGCTCCATGCAGCGTATCACCTCTTCGGACAGATCGAGCATCTGAGCTTGGTGGCCGCCGTCTCTCGAAAACGTGTAGTTCGTAATCGGCAGCATGTAGTACAGCTCCACGTCGAAATACAACCGGATGCCGCCTCCGAAAAACGTGTTCCCACGGCCGTCGTGTCCTGAGACATGTACTGCGACAGCCGGCAGCGGCGTGTTTTCAAGAACCGTCGTACCACCGGTGGCCCGAATAGGAACGACGTTCATGTCCTTCAACGCCGGCCATGTACGAATCGCCTCTGCTATCGCTTCACTCAGATACCCTACCATAGCCTACATGCTCCATCCAAATTCTTTAATCTTCGCCGTCGTCAACCGATACGGCGCCTGCAATATCTTCGGGCTCGGCGTCATAAAGGGCCGCGGAGCTACCCGCCCTCCGAGCTTGACGCTGCTCGCATTATGTATCATCGGCCGCTTCAACACCGTCGATTTACCGGTCTGCATGCCCAACTCATGCTCCGCGGCGTAGCTCACTCGGTTGTAGAGCATAACCCGCACCATGTTCCCGAACACGTCTCGCCGGACCCGCAAACCTCTCAACAACCGGCCCGTCCGATGCAGCTTTCCGTATGACAACCTCGATTCGACGTTCCCGAAGTACTGCCCGCGGTTGTCTCGGATCAAACCCATTCGATCAGGCCATCGTTGGCCCGTCGCCGGATTTGTGCCGGTTAAGAATGCGTTTTGCGAAGTCCACAGCCATGCCTGCGATACCTCTTTTGGCATTCCTGCTCTGAGGTACCGGTTCAGCTCCTTCGCCTCCCTCGCCAGTGTTCTCAACGACTTCATCGATAATCACATCTTCGGAGCTGAGCCCTACTTTCTCGACATACGAAGCAGTAGGCTTCAACCCCAAGTCTTTCAACATCTTCGTGTATACGTCCACATCGCCGATGTCGACATAGTTCGACGGCTTCACTCTGAACTCCGCACGCTCCAACGCGGGCTCGTCCAGCAGGTACGACAGCTTCGTCCGGTTCTCCGGAATATTGAACCAGTCCTGAACATCGATCGCGTCGCTCTCGGTAATGTCTCGGAACAGTTTGAGGTGAGCACGAACCAGACGCTCCGAATTGGTGTTTTTCTCCGACATACCAAGCAGGGATGAACCCAAAATGAGCTGCATGATCGACCCCCGCAGCTGCTCGATGTTCTCTTTGAAGATACGGAACGTATCGGCCGACGCGCCCCCGTAGACGTTTTCCAGCTCCAAGTCTTTGGTGATCTTGCCCGTCACCTCGTCGGTCGACTTGCCGGATACGATGACTTTGCCGAGACCTACGTTCTGAGCCGCCTCGGTCGCTGCCCGCTCCATTTCCTCGTCCCCGTTCTCGAAATACATAATCATCTGCTGATAAGCCAAGAACTGGGATGCAGTCTGCCAGTTGTTCTGGGCATTCTGCATGTTGATGTAGTCACGGGCTACCGGCTCCAACAGACCTAACGTGTCTTCCGTATGGAACGAGCTTTGCATCCAGAACAAGTTCACATGGGACTTGACCGGAATCGGGTCCTGAATTTCGTAGGTCATACGACGAACCGCACGGTTCACCACGTCGAGGTTCCGAAGCGGGTAGATGTAGGTAGTGCCATCCCGATTCACACCGATGACACGGGCGAAAGTGAAGTTCGCCATACCCTTCTGGTAAATCAGCTCACGGACTAATGCGGACTGACGCAGCTTGTCCGTCAAGCGCTCGTCCTCCCGACCGTCGATAATGACGGCGAACGTCCTCGACTTCAACGGCCGCAAGCGCTTGTCGACGGCCGACCGGATCAGCGTGCTGCTTTTCAGCAGATAGCTGTACAGCGCATCCAGACCTGTGAAGTCGGAATAGACCCTCGCACGTTGAACGGCGCTCCACCACGTTTCCATCGTGAGGTCGAAGTGGTAGTTCTGAGGCAACGCCTGAATGCGAGCCCCAGGTACGCCGTGGAAATTCATTATGTTATACGGGTTGCGAAACATGCTCTATATCAAGGTTTTGCACCAGTCCGTTCTAATTTTACCACCTGAACACGCACGTTCGGCTCACCTGCTATCGCGGCCTTGCCGAAGTTGCGGTTCCCGCTCTTCAACCCTCTCAGAAGGGTATGCAACTGCTTATTTTGCAGCTCGATAACCTCCGAGAACTGGGGCGACGAAGAGAGAATGTATGTCGCCGTACAAATAGCCAGTGCCAGACGAAGCGTCAGCGCCGTAGACGACGTGTCCTCCGAATCCAGCATCGCAGTTATATCGAACATCGCGCCGATGTACGACTGGACATAAGCCAGCGCACTCTGGTAGGCCGTGGCGACAGCATCGGGGTACATCGCCTCGATGTTCGCAAGCTGCTGCGGCTGGATGAACTGGTACAGCTGCTCCCGAGGGAACGCCATCTCCGCAGGCGCCCACTTCTCGGCCTCCATACCATACTCGACCATCGACGCATAGGTACACGCGAGCGAAACCGACTGCTCGGCCGTCTCACCCGTCGTTACGAATGAGTACAGCAGCTCGTCGCCCGTGTCCGGATCAACTACCGTTTTTTGTATCGTCGTTGTGAACATTGCGCTGTTCTAATGCCTTCAAATACTCCTGCTCATTTTTCACCCGTTGCAGTATGACGGGGCACTTCGACGTGTCGGAGCAAAACGTACACTCGTAAGCTCGGTTGATCGCACCTTTATTCTTTGAGTTCTTGACCTCGCAGATGTGCAGCGACCGCTCCAACTGCTTCGCCTCCGTGTCTCGGGCCGCGTAGGACTGCTGCAAGCTCGTGATCTGACCTGCCTGGAACGTTATCTGCTGCTCCAACACACTCATCGCCGCTTTGAGCGCCTGCACCTCCTTCTCGAAGGCCTCGGCATTCTTGAAGCGTTTCAGCTGCTTCGAGTACAACAGGTACGTCACGAGCGCTCCGCTGCCACCGAGAACGCCGAAAACAATTGATATGATCTGCAACCAGTCCACTACATGTCACCACCGCCTCCGGTGGGAATCGTCATTTGGGTCAGCTTCATCGTAACCTGGTTGGACGATGGCAGGTGCTTAACTAAGTACGCTACCAGTACCTGATCCCCTGCCCACTGCACCGCTGAAAAACTGGTCGTGTTGTCGCCGGGGATGAGACTTTTAGTCAGCAGCGTCGTATACTCACCCCCCATTAAGTCGTTCACCAAAGCCACCATAGTCGCGTCTCTGATTAGCTCCTGAAAATCCGAATCCACTGTCATCGTGTAATTCTGCGCGTCCTCAGTTTGCATATCGCTCATACGAATCTCTACGATCGCTATATCACTCAGATAAACCCCGTTTTGTCTGCCCTGAGTAGCCAAAGTATAAAGCTTCACCGTCCCAAAAGTTTTCTTATATCCAACAACGTCACCCCGAAAAGGCTCAGCGCCACACAAGCCAGCGCCGCCCACCATGCTATCTTGTAGTACCACGGTACATAGCGCTCCCGCACCTTGACGGGGACCTCGACGGGGTACGGAACACTGTCCCTGATGACCACCTCGACGACCTTCGTCTCGACCGGTACCTTCACATCCTTGTTCCACAAATCGAGGGACAGCCGCTCGTCTTCACCGCCAGCCCAACGAGCTACGGCCTCCGCATACTTCGTCTCGGCCGTGACAACTGTATCCCTCGTCTTTGTGTGAACGACCTCTTTTTCAAGCCGCACCTCTACGATCGTGTCGCGCTCGGTCTTGACGACTGTCGTCGTCTTCTCGACCGGCACGTAGACCGTCTTGGTACACCCCGCTGCAAAGAGGACCAGCAGCATTAAGGATCGGTGCAATACCACAGCCGAAATATCGGTTGTTCTCCGCAGCCGAAATATCGGCTGCATACCTGCACCGAAGTCATAACCGCAGCGTCGCATGAAGCCGCGTGTCTTCGCAAACGACCCACAGAGCCAGCGAGAACTCCGCGATGTCCGTCAGACGGATCAGTGTACCGGTCGAGTCCTCCTCGCAGAGCGCAAAGCCCAGGCCCCTCGCATTGAACGTAACGGAGCTCTTGCCCAAGGACCCCGTCGGGCATGCTCCTAACTGGAAAGTGTGGCGGTACCGCCGGCCGGCCGAGTACACTATATCGAACCGGTTGCCGTACTGACCGTAGCAGAAGGGCAGCATGAGGTCCGCATAGGTAAGCCATACCTTCTTGCTCTGGCCGCGCGTCTGCAAGTAGTACACGCCCTCGCTCATCTGCAACGGCGTGAACTCCGACTTGATGATCGCGTCGTTGGTGTTGCGGCCCTTGAAGAACGCCATCTCGCTCGCACGCTGCTGACCGCCCGCCGAGTAGGTGATGTTGTACGGATGGACCCACCCGCGGTACGGTGAGTAGATGTCCTTGCCGGCAGTCCCCGCGCCCTTGCGCCGGTAGTGGCCGTGAATCTTGCGATAGAACGCGACGATGTGCTTGTCCGTAAGCTCGATGCCGCTGATGCGGACATACGGCGTGACGTACTGGTCCGACGTCTCGCGCAGTATCTCGATCGTCGGCTTCTGCTCGACCGGCTCCGGTTCCGGCGTCTCTACCGTCTTGAACCCCCAGCCCATCGAACTCAGCTTCTCCTCCGTGTATTGTTCTATTTTATCCATTCCTGCTGTCGAATATGTACCCGGGGCGCACCAGCTGAACCAGCTGCGTATGCTTCGACCGCCGCTTGCGGCCCTTGCGCCCCTTCATCAGCGTATCCGCCCGCATGATTGCGTCCAAAACGTCGTCGTGGATGCGCTTGTTCGCCTTACGCGAGAACTTCAACACCTGATATTGCGTCAGCCGCCCCCGCTCCGTGTCCCGAAAAGCACTGTTGAACAGAATCAAGTCGTTCTCGAACAGAGGCTGCAAAAATGTTTCGATCGCCGCTTTCTTGTCCCCGAATATCCGCGTGTCCAGCTTCACCGTACATGACCAGCCCGTCAGATAGGTGAACTGTTCAAGCACCTGCTTGAAGTCCGACGGCACCTGCTTTTTCTCCATGCAGACCTCCGTGATCGACTGGTTCGGGGATATGTCCCACAGCTGCTTCACGTTTTGAAGCATGTCCAGCGTCGACCCCCGTACCAACCGAACGTCGATGACAAATGTCAGATGATTCCACAGACCACACAGAACGGATGCCTTGTAGTCGGCGTACACCGAGTAGTCCTTGCCCGTGAGCGGCGTCGGGTCCGTGTAGATCACTAGCTTCTCCCACTCCTCCGGCATCGGCAGCCGGTCCGTCCAGCTGATCCGCTTGAATATCTCACCCGTCTCGCTGTCTTGGAACTGCCCCTCGTAGAACCGCTTTCGGTTCGCACCAGTTAGCTGCGAAAGGTTGCGAATGTACTCGTCCGACAGGTTCTCCCGATTGTCCCGCGGGTTCATCAGCAGATACGCCTGCTGCCGCTTCTCTTCATGCGACAGCGGCGACCCGTCCTCATGCTTCGTCTCGTAGAAGCGGCGGTAGGACCAGTGCATCATCGACGGCGGGTTCTCCGACATCATCAGCTTGCCCGTACATCCCTCGGCCTTGTACCTCAGTCGAGTAATGAGCATCTCGACCGACGGGTACTCGACCTCCGACACCTCTTCAACCAAAATGTGAAGCCACGACGGCGACAGGAGCTTGTCCAGTCCGCTCTCCGAAATGTCGCGCTTCGACAGACCTGCGAAACGGAGGTAGCCGCCCGTACAGAACGACAGCCGCGAATGCTGGTCGGACCACGTGGCGAAACGCAGACCATCGATCAGCCACTTGTCCCAGCGTTCCTGACCATTCGCCTCAGCAATTTTCTGTAAAATTGCCGGCACGATCTGGTCCATCACACCCTGCCGCAGATCGACGAACATGTTCCGACAGACCAAGACCGGCGCCTTGAACCGCAGCGCATCCCGAATTGCCTTATATATAAGAACGAACGTCTTGCCCGAGCCCGAACCACCGAGCAGCAGGAGCTTGTCCTGCGTCGGTGAATCCAGAAGCTCCAATGCCTCCTTCTGCTTGGCGGTTAAACTTATGGCGGTCGTAAGCGGCATACCTTAATCCCACGTCTGGGACGCCTCCCGCACCTGCCGAGGGCCCTCCGGAAGATCGTCGCTGTACTGCCCCTGCACCGCATAGAACGCGCGCCACGTCTGCAACAGCTCCCTCAGACCTCTGAGCTCGGATATGATCGCATCATCCTTGCCCAAAGCGGGGTTCGCCAGAATCTGAGACGTCAAAGCATCCAGACGCTTCTTTACTTTGTTCATAGATTCTTTTGCCCAAATATAAAAAAACTTTTCCAACTTGCCAAATGTTTTTCCATCGAATATTGTTCTAAATGTCGTTTTTTATGTTCTTTTCGTCGGAATTCTGAATTTCTCCCGATTTTCTCAAATTTTTCCATCCCGAATTTTTCCATCCCGAATTTTTTCAAAGTTAAAATGGCTCAAAGATGCTGGTCAGCGCCAGACCCCCTGCCGCCTGTTTACCTTTGCCTCGCTGCGCCTTTGCGCCTTTGCGTCATTGCCCCTTTGATTCATTGCTTCATTCACCTACTGAACCTTCGTTTTGTTCATTTTGTGAACAGAAGCAGCGAATCAGCGGGCCGATGGAGCATTGTTCCACGTGGAACACTGTTCATTTTGTGAACAGAAGCAGCGAATCAATGGAACAATGCCGCAGCGCCTCACGATCAATATCGCCGTGCGTGCGCGTGGGGATATGAGACACTGAGGCCGACACCACACCATACCAAAGCATTGAACCATTGCGCCATGCCGACGCTGTGTAAGGGTCATACGAGCACCACAGCACACCACAGTGCGTACTCACCATGTTACCAGGCCATTGCGCCGCTCTGCTTATGCTTCCGGCCCATTGTTCTGCGCCTACGCTCGGCCGCTTCGGATCGGTTCGAGCATCCCGAGGCAGAGGGGGCGCAAAATGTACAAAATTGGAACTCCGCCAGAAAACACTGATTCTCAGCCGCTTACAATAGTGTATTAAAGTTAGCAATCTGACAATCAAGTATTTATATATTCGTCAAAAGCGGTTTAAAGCTAAACGGCTCAATATCAACACATTAACGAAAAACGGTCATCCGAGGGAGTTTCATAGCAACATTCATAGCAACACACTTAACGAACAGACCTACAAGGGTTTAGAGGCCGTTTGTTGCTATGAGCAGATACAGCCCTAACATTTTGGGGGGTCAAAAATTCGGCCTTTCGAAAATTCATCTCAAAAAAGTTTTGGAAAGATTTCCCAAAGCAACAAAATCTTCGTAATAAACACATTTTCAGTCTCTTATCCTTGTTGCTATAAACATTTTTTCGCCGTTTTTCGGGCACTTTTTGTCCTAAATGTCGCATTGATTTTTCGAAAAAATGTTCACATTTTGAACATTTTTCTTTTAAGTCATTGATTTATAGCTATTTTATCCAAAATGTTTTGTTCCTATTTAGAACAATTTGACCTATTTTCGGGCACTTTTCGGTATGATCGAGGCCTTCGAGGGTATGCGGCGGGCCTCTGAGGTACGCCGCGCTGAGGTGAAAAAATCTTTGTGGACATTTAGAACAATTTCACGCCGTAGATCGAAGGTTTGCGGTCGGAAATAGGATATTTAGAACAAAATAAGCGTTTCGCTGATACTTCCCGCCGAAAGTATAAGAAAATCCGATTAAAAAACTCTTGACAAACGAGAAATTTCTGTTATCTTTGTTATCGGAAAAGGGTACGAAACGTTTCGACCCGTAAACAGTACTACTATGAAAAATACAATCAAACAAGTTCGTGAGGCGCTGCGGGAAAAGCAGCCGATCGCTTTCACTTATCTGCGGCAGCCGATGTGCGTAAGTCCTCGCATCTGCGGCGCCGGCGTCTGCGTCGGGGGTTATATGTTTCTGGCCTATTCGGCCCTGCTGGTGCGCACGATAGACGTTAAATTGTACAGGCTCCCCGCCAGGTACGCCGCAGCCGTTGCATCGCTGCTAAACGAGCTGTGGAACACGTCGGCGATAACCGAGGCCGATTTCTCAGGTACGCTGGTGCCGCGTCGCAATCCATTCAGCTGCAACAACGACTACTACGCGACCGTATGCTTCACGTACCCAGACGGTACGACGGTAGACCTTACCGAGACCAACGAAACTATCACTTTCGGCGTTCAATTCTAAATACTTTCGGATCATGGCAACTAAAAACGTAAATATCACCCTTATCGACATCCTCGACTCGATCCGCCGCCACCATGCCGGTGCCTTCATCTTCAATCGCCAGCCCGTAGCGGTCATGCCTACTCTTATCGAGGGCAACCGCCGTACCGTGGTCTATATAGGTACGCATAAGATCGTTGAAATGGACCTCGATACCGGTTTGGTTTGGGTATACCTCGACCGGATCGAGGGAGCCGATGAAGCAGTGCTGAAAACGGCCGAACGGCTGCTGAACTTCATCTACAACGACATCGTCGACCCGAGAGACACTACGGCAAGCCTTCAATCAGGGGCTCTCGTCAAAACTGTACTTCAATCAGGGGCTCTCGTCGAAACTGTACTTAGTCCGGTAAGTCCGTTCCTGCTCGACACAGACCGCGGCACAGGGTCGCTGCACCTTGCTATCATTAAGATTGATGGCGTTCGTATCAATATGCAGGGGTATCGGATGCTTCATTTTAGCGGCCAAAAATCGATCGAATAGACGCACATAAACAATCATATTAACCAGCGCACGAGGTTATCGGCGCCACAAAACAAGCAAAACGATGAGAAATTACATTACCGCCGAAGAGGCACAGCAGTTTGTAGTAGTAGCCCGCGAACGTATCGGGCAATTCGAGAAGATGGCCCGCAGCACGTGGAACCGCGGTATTGCGGCCTACGCCTCCGATCTGATGGCCCGCAGCACGTGGAACCGCGGTATTGCGGCCTACGCCTCCGATCTGATGGACTGGTACGAAATGGACGTTGTCGGCTACCCCGACAATGATGGATTTGTACCCGCTCCAACCGAAAGAACCTTCCTGAACGGTGCGACCTCGTGGTATGAGTACGCAGCCGGTGGATGCGGTGCCGCATTGATCTACAACGAAAGCATCATAAAGCGACTGTTTCCGCCTTCGGTCGTGAAGCGGTCGAGGTGGGCGGCAGGCGGCTACCGCTGCCCGATAAGCGGCGCCGACTTTATCAGCATCGAGGCCGTGGCGCTCGAACGCGCGTATTCGATCATTGCATCGGTGGGCCGTCGTCTCTTGGAGGATCATAAAGGGTTTTGATATGATACGAAAGTATGACGCCTTGTGCGGAGGTGCGGGGCCTTCGGCCGAGCTTCGAGAGAAGGCCGAAACGATATTGCGGCTGCGGTCGCGCCTCCCGAGCATGAAGGGCATCTATTTCCGCCGGAGCACGGGGAGGTTTTTCCGCAGCGCGGTCAAATATTCGACCTTGACGCGGTACGACGTACCGGAAGACGAGCTGCCCGCGGATGCTGCGGACGAGATCGCAGCGAAGCGTGCCGCAGCGCTCCTTTGCTCCTTCGCAGAGCGGGACGCCGAGCTACGGCGGCAGATCGAAGCGGCGCAAGCTGCCCTTGGGCGATTGGCCCGCGACTACGAGGCGGCGCAGAACGTCGTCGAGCGATTCGAGTTACCTGGATGAACGAATAAATGAGGAACGCTGGGCCGCCGCGGGTTGTGGCGGCTCCTTTAAAACAACGAAACAATGATCGAGATACTATGTGTTGAATTCGGCCCGTGGGCGGATCATGCGGCGACGCTGACGAGCCAGGCGCGGCCTAACGGCTGGGGCAAAACCTCGCTGTTGAATGCTTACCGGTTCGCCCTCACGGGTCGTGCGCCTTCGGGCTTTGAGGTGCGCCGCGTCGGTGCTCCGGCGAGCCGACAGACCAGCGTAACGGTGCGGGGCTTCGCCGGTGCGACGCTGCGCCGCGTCTATGACGAGGGGCGGACGACGCTCTACGTCGACGGCGACGTGACCACGCAGAAAGCGTTTGAGCAGTTCCTAAACGAACGCGGTATACCTATCGAGCTCGTCGAGGCATGCGCCGACACCGGCGTGCTGGCGTCACCGGACTTGAAGGCCGAGCAGGTGCGTGTGCTGCTCTCGCGGGCCGGTGTCATCGAGTCGTCGGCCGTCGACGAGCTGCGGCGGCGGCGCCTGGCGCTGCTCTCGGACTGTCGACGTGCGGAGGCTGCCGCGGCGATCACGCTGCCGCCCGAGGCGCCGCCCCAGTGCCCCGAGCCGACGGAGGCAGAGCGGCTTTTCGAACGGAGGTATGAGGCCGAGGCGCGCGACGCAGCGAACAAGCCGCAGAGCCATTGCCCCGCATGCGGGCATGCGCTCTCAGGGGCCGAGATAAGGCGGAATTTGGATCGTTACAGACGTGCGGTAATGTTCGTATGCGACAAAGCGACGAACGCCGAGATCGAGCGGATACGGGCCAAAAACGAGGCGTACACACAGGAGCAGGAGCAGAGGCGCGCGGCCCAGCTGGTGCGGACGAGAGCCGCGACGGCACGTGCGGACTACCAGCGGCTGCGGGCCGAGATCGTGCGGGTGGAGCAGCAGATAACCGAGGCGTTAGACACGCAGCCGCTGACCCTCCCCGAGGGTGTGGCGCTCGACGTGACGGAGCGCGGGACGTACCAGATAACGGTAGGCGGGGTGCCGCTTCGGAGCGTGAACCACGCGCAGCGGATCGTTTTATCGGTCGAGATGCTGGCCCGAGCACGTGCGGCGGCCGGTGTGGACTACCTCGTGCCGATCATCGTAGACAACGCCGAGAGCGTGCAGGATAACTTTGAGCAATGGCCGAATATCATCAGATTTTCGGTGCTGCAATAACTAAAAAAAAAAAAAAAAAAAAAAAAAAAAAAAAAAAAAAAAAAAAAAATGAAAACAGAACAAGTTACGGGAGCAATTGATAAATTGCTCGAAGGGTTGGACATTGAAAGCATTCGGGCAATGGTGAAGTCTTTGGACTTAAACGCGCCGGCCGAGATCAATGAGGCCGCAATCGATTATTTTGTGGGGCCTATTGGAGGCAAGGCAACCTACGAAAAGGGGCACGAGCTCGTGAAAATATTAATGGAACTATTTAAGTTGCCGGAAGTCAATTGCGAGACGGTAATTATTTTCGCGGGGGCCTACGCCGCACATCGAATCCTCAGCGCTGACAACGGGCCCTTAACGGTCGGCGAGGTAATTATTGCTTTTTGCGCTTATCACTTAGCGTGTATTTCGTATCGTAGCCGCATAGCCTATCATTTTGGACTTGAAGGACTTTTAAAAGTAGATTGCGAAGAAGGCGAGTAAATAACGGGTTAGCCGGAGGAACGGGGCATACACAGGTATGTTGCGCGGAGCGACACCGCGCCTAACCCCCAAGGGCGACACCGCGCCTAACCCCCAAGGGCGATAATGCCCCGATTTAAAAATTTTCAATGCTATGAAAAGACTGGATTTGGATTTGAGAGATGCACGCGAGCAGTACGTGCGGGAATTCTTTTGTGCGGACGTTCTGACGATCGCCTACGCTAACGGGGGTAAGTCGTTTAACGGTCTGCCCCTCCGGCTCGTCGATAGTTGCATATTGGGCGCGCAGTCGCTCTTTTCCGACAATTACGCTATGGCACAGATGGAGTGCAAGGAGGCCGCCGCAGCGGTCGTGTCCAAGTTCGTAGGATCATTTGCCGGTGCGGTTTTGCGCAGCGCTGTACAGCAGCAACCGCGCATTTTGCAGCTGCTGGACATGTACGACGTTGATGGGAGGATTGAGGCGGAGTATATTTTGCCCGCGCTGGACTTTGTAAGCGAAACATACGAGGTGAAATTGCTGCGGGCTGTTTGCCAGGTGGAGCCGGAGCGGGTATTCTCGCTGCGCAGTCTTCAAAAGTCAAGGGGTTGTTTCATTGCGTAATACGTGCGGGATCATGAAAGCGAAGCAAATTATTTCGGTTGTCGTGTTCGGTCTGGTCATCGGGGCTGGTGCCGTATATGAGCATCATCGAGTAGCAAAGATACGAGAGTACGGCGATAATATGTCGCTTCTCGTAGGGGCACAGATAAATGCGATCAATTCGTATAGGGACAGTTTGAAACAATGCCGTGAGTGGTGCGATTTTTTCCGTACGCGCGGCGATGTGTACGAGGATTTCGACAAATACGGGTTAGCGCTTATGTCAAGCCAAGAGCAAGAACTTTTAAAGGGTCTGGCGATGTATGACGCATTTCTCCAAAATACGACGATCATATTGCGGCCGGATTCTACGATATTGTTGAACATTTTCTGGCAGCTGTTCGAGGTGCCGGTACAATCGATCAAGTAGCTATGCGTATCTATGATGAAGACGACGAGCGCGTCAGCGCGTGGCTTGCCGTGTGGTATATTTTGGTTTGGCTGGCCTGCGTAGCCGTAATTGTTATAAAGCATTTACTATGAACAAGTTACAAAAATCGAAGTGGATTCGCATCGCCGCTGTCGCGATAATAGAAATAGCCATTGTATACATAGTGTTTTTTGCGGTGTTCTTTTTGCCGGTGCTTTTAAGTGGATTGTTTCATGGAGCCTGAGTACATTTTAAACACGATCGCCGAGGATATAAACCTCGGGGTATGCTGTGCCTTGTGCGGGCGGCCGTTTGTTCAAATGGTGGGTTATCCGTGCGTGTGCTGGGATTGCTACGACCGGCTGAACGCCGAAGAGCGTGAACATTATGACGTAAATTATTTCGATGCGAGATGAAGGTACAAATTTTACATAGCGGCTCGTCGGGTAACTGTACGATCATCGATGATTGGTTGGTTATCGATGCAGGCTACCCGATCAATGAGCCACTCGGGGCCGAAACGGTCGTAGTGCTTACGCACCACCACACAGACCACACGAAATGCTTGCCCAATCTGGTGGGCTTCTCGATCTTCTGCATGCCGAAAACGAAAGAGTTCCTATTGCGACCCTTCCCATACCTACCGGTAGGTGAGATCGACAGGGAGCTGCGTTTCGATCGTAACGGCTCGGTTTACCGGTTAGACACGGTCGATCTGGTTCATGATGCCCCGTGCGTGGGGTATATCGTCGAGAAGGACGAACGGGAGCGGATATTCTATGCCACGGATTTCCGCGAGATCGTGCAGCGTGAACGCATCGTTTCGATGCTACGTGCGGGAGCGTTCGATGCTTTGTACATAGAGTGCAACAACACTCTGTGCGCGGCGGATTTCGGCGACGTCTTTTTCGATGATCCGACGAAGGACGGGTTTCACCGTCGAAAGTCGTTCATGAACCATTGCAACGTGCATTATCTGATCCAGCTGTTCCGCGATGCCGGCTTCACGCCGCAGAACCCGTGTCCGACACCGACCCATTTGTTGCATAAAAGCTCCTATTATTACAGTTGGCACCCCGATGCGATCGATGAGTTATGCAAAATTGCAACCATTATAAACCCATTTAATTAAAACTTTATGAAAAACTTTATGATTAAAGGTGCGCCTACGTGTCGCATCGTTTACCCCGCAGGACTTTTCGAAAAGCGTGCACCCAAAGGTACGGACGGTACGCCGAAGTACGGGGCGTGGATTCTCGTTCCGAAGAACGATAAACAGAAGATCGCACAGATCGAAGAGGCCTTTATGGAAGCCTTTCGTGAGCTGCAAACCATGAAGTTCACCGGCAAAACACCCGACGCGATCAACCCGAAAAACAATTGTCTGATCGACGGCGACAAGCTGGCCGACACGCAGAACGGCAAGGACATGTTCCGCGGGTACATGATTCTTAACTGCAAGTCCGGCGACTTCCGGCCGATCGTTACGGACTTGCAGAAACGTGTCATCCTCAACGGCGTACCTATGCCTGGCCTTGCGGTCGAGCATATATCCGATGAGGAGCTCCACGACGGCGACTACATCTTCGCTAACGTGTCCTTCTGGGCCTACAATCGGGTCGCGCAGGGCATCGGATGCAACGTCCATGCGATCATGCGTGCGAAGGAGGGCCAGCGCATCGCAGGCATGCCGACCGACGTCGATTCCTATATCACGCCTACGGACTACGAATAGGCCGCACTAACTGCATGAGCGCCGATGCAGGCCATAATTATTAACCATTGACATTCGCTGAGGCAGGCGCAAGGCATAGCAGGTTTGATCGCCTGCTATGCCACGAAACAAAAGTTATTTCGTATGAAAAAAATCTTATATTTAGACTTTGAGACGCGGAGCGAGCTCGATTTGGCTACGTGCGGGACATACCGGTATGCGCAGCATGCGTCGACGCAGATGTTGCTCATCGCCTATGCGTTCGACGACGAGCAGGTGCGGGTCTCGCGTGAGCTGCCCGACGAGGTGTTCGCAGCGATCCAGAGCCCCGAGGTGCTGAAAATCGCGCATAATGCGGAGTTCGACCATGCGATCGCGGAGTTCGTACTGGGTTGTCCGTCGGGGTTCGACATGTGGCACGATACGGCCTACCAGGCGGCATATTTCGGCTGGCCCCGTAAGTTGAGCGCCTTAGCCGACGTGCTGCATACGCACCGCAAGGCTTCGACCGAAGAGATGTATTTTTTCACGCAGCCCGTGCGGACGCCGAAGCGCAGGGACCTCGTGGTATGGAACGAAATGGAGGATTTCCCCGCTGAGGCCGCTCGTTTCGAATCGTATGCAGCTACCGACGTCGCGGTCATGCGCGAGTGCTACAAAAAGATGCTGGCGCTGCCGGAGTTCGAATGTAAGATCATGCGACTTACCTTCGAGATGAACCGCAACGGTGTGCCGTTCGACATCGAGTTCGCTCGGCAGGTTCAGTCGCTGGCCGACGGGTACGCCGAACGTGCGGGTAAGATAGCGTCGGACAAGTACGGAGTTGAGAACCTTAGGTCGACGAAGCAGGTAATGGAGGCGTTGCAGCGCGAGGGCGTGCGGCTTGCGTCGCTCAATAAGAAGGAGCGGGGCGACATACAGCACGAGCTGTTGGAGCTGCGCGACGAGGCCACAGGGTCTGCATTCGCTAAGATCAAGACGGCGCAGACACGCATCTGTGCGGATGGCCGCCTGCACGGCGAGTTCGTTGGGTACGGTGCGCATACCGGACGGTGGAGCAGTCGCGGCGTGCAACTCCAAAATTTTGCCCGCATCGCCGACGAGGTGTCGACCGATCTGTCGCGTGTGAAGAGCTATGACCACCTGCGTCAGCACATGCGTCTGTGCATCTATGCCCCGTCCGGCTACCGGTTCGTTTGTGCGGACCTCTCGCAGATCGAGGCGCGCATCACGGCGTGGATGGCCAATTGCAAATGGCGGATGCAGGCGTTCGCAGCGGGCGAAGACATTTACTCCCGTTCGGCCGAACGCATGTTCGGGTTGGAGCACGTCGACAAGTCGAGCCCCTACCGGTACACGGGCAAGTGCGCCGAGCTCGGGTTGGGCTTCGGCGGCGGTGCGGGAGCGTTGCAGCGCGTCGCACCTAAGTTCTGTGCCGAGAGCGGTGCGGAGAAAGTGCAGGAAACAGTGCAGCGGTGGCGCAGCGCGAACCCCGAGATATGCCAGTTGTGGTACGCCATCGGCGATGCTTTCCTCCGCTGCCAGCGGTCAGGCGTCTACCCGTTGATCGTAGCGCAGGGTACGAAGATCGTTTTCAGGCACGACGGGTCGACGACGTGCATACGGCTGCCGTCGGGTCGGTTCTTGTACTACCGTAACGTTAACACTCAGTCGGCCGACGACATGTTCTATACGGACTATTCGCGCGGCGGCGGGCCGGTTATGACGAAGTTGTGGCACGGCGTGCTGGTGGAGAACATCGTACAGGGAATCGCCCGCGACGTCCTCGCGGAGATCATGCGATCGATTGCGGGTTCTCACCCAGAGATGCAGCTGATCGGCACGGTGCATGACGAACTTTGGTATCTGGTGCGTGCGGAGGACACGGGGGCATTGGACGTGCTGCTGCGTGCAATGTCGGCACCGGTGAGTTGGGCGGAAGGTCTGCTGACCAAAGGCGACGGTTTTATCGATTCAAGGTACATGAAATAAAAAAAAATGGTTTTTGAAGTTGCATTAGGGACGAAGCGGACGAACACGACGACGACACCATACCGATGGGAATGGCAGGAGATCGTGGATCGGTTCAGAAGGGTAGTTCATACCGAAGAGACAATGAAGCAATACGCCGAGTTGTCGAAAGCCCAGAAGACGGAGATCAAGGACGTCGGGTTTTTTATCGGCGGTATGACCGTAAAACGGAAGGTCAGCTTTCGACAGCTGATCGCATTGGACATCGACGAGGGGTCGCCGGAGGTTCTGAGTGATTTGCGTGCGTGGCTCAGCGGACACTCATACCTCATTCATTCGACGCACAGCTCGACACCGGAGAAGCCGCGCTATCGGGTCATTGCGCCGCTGGATCGCATCGTCGTGGCTGATGAGTACGGCGCGCTCATGCGGGTGCTCTACGATCAGTTCCATTTGCCGATAGACGTCGCTACCTTCGACTTCAACCGGATCATGTTCCTGCCGTCGGTGCCGAAGGATGCGGACTACTTCTTTGAGGCGCAGACCGGTTCGGAGCTATGCGTCTCGGAGCTGCTGAACCGGCCCGACGACTGGCGGGACTTGTCGGACGTCCCCGTCCCGATGAAAGTGATGGTACAAAATCCGTTGACGAAACGCGGGATCGTCGGGGCTTTCTGCAAGCGCGTACCTATCCGTGAAGCTATTGAGACGTATTTGCAGGGGATATGGGAGCCGGCTAAGAACGGCCGCTACACACTGGTCGGCGCCTCGACGTTCGGCGGAGGTGTGATCTATGAGAATCTATACCTCTACTCGAACCATGCGTCCGATCCGTACTTGGGGCGATGCCACAACGCATACGACGCGGTGCGGCTGTACAAGTTCGGCGAGGGTAAGAAGGGCGAAGCAGCGATGGCTCAGCTCTGCGAATCGCTGGGTATTCGTCCCGACGAAGGTACGGCGCACAGAGCGACGATCGACGAGATGGACGATGACGACGCTAAGGCGATCCTTAACGAGCGGTTGGAGCTTGATAAACACGGCAACCTGCTTCCTTCGTTAAAGAACGCGCAGCTCATTCTGACCTACGACCCGAAGCTCCGCGGCGTGTTCGCATACGACCAGTTTTCCGAGATGCCGGTCTTGCGCAAGCCGCCCTTCTGGCGCAACTTCGACGTGCGGCCCAACAGCGAGGACTGCAAGAACTTGGAGGTGAACGCCGAGATGACTGATACGGACGAGAGCTATCTGCGGCTCTATTTCGAGGAAGCCTACGGATTCAACGCCCGCGCCGTGCTGGACGATGCGCTGAACATCGTCGAGAGCCGGAACGCTTTTCATCCGGTGCGCGACTATCTGAACTCGCTGAAATGGGACGGCAAGAAGCGCTTGGAGCGGATTTTCATCGACTGCTTCGGCGTACCGGATACGCTCTACTCCCGCGAGGTGGGTATGAAGTTTTTCGTCGGAGCCGTGCGCCGCGTGTTCATCCCTGCGGCTAAGATGGACTACATCCCCGTGCTGGTTTCGGAGGAAGGCTTAGGTAAGTCGAAGTTCATCCGCCGCATGGCGAAGCTCTGGGGCAGCGACACGTTCTATACGTTCAACGGCAGCAAGGAGGCCTACGAGCAGCTCCGTGGTGTGTGGATCATGGAGATTCCCGAGCTCCGAGGTGTGCAGAGCCGCAGCACGAACGGCCGGAAGGCGTTCATCACCAAGAGCGAGGACCGGTACCGCGCCGCATACCTGAAATATACGAAGACATACAAGCGGCAATGCGTGTTCATCGCCTCGTCGAACGACATGATCTTCTTGGACGATCCGGCCGAAGAGGGGCGCCGTTGGTGGGGTCTGGTATGTCAGCGGAAGCATATCCGCATCGACATTCACTCGGAGGCCTTCTTAGACCTCGTGGATCAGTACTGGGCCGAGGCCGTGCATTACTACTTAGAGGGTATGTTGCCGGTTCTGTCGCCCGAGGCCGAGCGTGAGGTGAACCAGCTGCGCGAAGCGCACCGGATCGAAGATACGGAGCAGGGGTCACTGGTCGAGTACCTGAACATGCCGGTGCCGGACGACTGGGATGACCGCAGCATTTTCGAGCGTCGGCAGTATTGGAACAACGATCGCGCGCTGTGGTCAGGTACGCCGCGAAAGTATATCTGCACGAGCGAGGTGGCTCGTGAGTTCTACGAGTACGAGCGGAAGGATATGTCGCCGTCGCTCGGCCGGAAAGTCGCAGAGGCGATACGGCGCACCTGCATGTTCGAGATGACGACACAGAAGCGCCGGTTCTCACAATATGGAATTATGCTATGTTGGAAAAGAAGAGACGACATCAAGGAGGAATAGATATGGTAAAAGATTTGATTTATGAGCATTTAGCGCATACGGGCTGTCCGAAGTGGCTCTTCGAGCAGATGTTTCGGATTGGGCAGCGCCCGTACCTTGCGTGGTTCATGCAGCGGTTCTGTCGGCGTCAGGACTTCGAGACCCTTATCGACATGTTCCCCGACGAACTGGATTACAAGATCGTGAAGTCCGCGTTCTACGAGGTCAAGCCACTGCCGAAGACACCGGAGATGATGCAGGTGGTACAGATGCTGAACGAGCTCTATCCGTATCCGGAGTATTGGGACCTTATCATGCCGTATGCGATGCGGCATATTCGAATGATCGTGGCCGAAACGCTTCTTGTCCGCACCTCGCTGACGGTTATGGAGATCGCGGAGCGTGCCGGACTCTCGGTGCCCACAGTCTACTCTATACGAAAACGAAGTATTTGGCCTTACCTCAATATAAAAGAGCCTGATTATGACGCTTAATTTATCCGGTATACCGTTCGACGAGTTCACCGTATACCAAAGGGAAGCACTGCACGGCGACTACACATGGACGTTGAATTGCCGTACTCTCGATGAGTTCGAAATGGCGTTTTGCCAATCCGCATCCATTATCGAACGAATCATCGTCGATCCTGAGCGTTCCGATTTCAACAAGGAGATCAAGGGCCTCTTGAAGACTTGGGGTATACTGAATTGCCCCGTCGTAACTCCGTGGGTCGAGGAAAATATCGATTTGAAAACTTTGGATTTCATACCTTACGACTATGTATAAGAAGGGAGTTAACCAGAAGACAGTGTACAGCGAGCACTATGTCGCTCGCTGTATGCGGGAAGCGGTACGCGAACAAGGTGGCTTGGCGATGAAAAACCACCCGCTGACACAGCGCGGCGTACCTGACTACCTCGTCATGCTGCGCGGACGTGCGATCTTCGTCGAGACGAAGACCACAGGTGAGCGCTGCACCGAGGCGCAGATCGCTTTTCATCGGCGGCTCAAAGAATTAGGGTTCGAGACCTACGTCTTGGACACGAGGATTTATAACTACTACGACATTTTTTATAAAGGTTATCGCACTTATATTACTGAAAATGAAAAAGCTGAATGAAATTCTGGCGGCAGCCGAGGTATCGGCTACCAACATCAAGGCGCGGCACTGGATGGTTGCCGGCCCGCACTTCTACTCGATCCACCTGATGCTGGACGACGTGTATAAGACATTGCAGAAGGGCATAGACGCCGTGGCCGAGAGACTGCGCGTGCTGGGCTACGCACCTCTCCAAACGTGGAAGCAGTTCACCGAGGCATCGCCGATCAAGCCCAGTGAGCCGATCGAAAATTCGACAGCCGACATGACGCTTGTTGCACTGTCCCGTAACGAGGTGACGACGATCGTCCGACTGATTAACGAGGGTATCATACTCGAATATTTCGACCCGACGACCGAGAGCATTCTGACCAACTTCTCGGCGGAGCTCAGCCACCACCAGCTGTTCTTGGACGGGACGTTTGATTATGTCAGCGAGGGATGAACGCTGAACTGAACGAGGCCCAGCGGATCATCGAGCAGGCGATCATTACCCGTCATCGGGTGATGATCGTCGCTCCGATGGGCGCGGGGAAGACACTGGCGACGCTGCATGCGTTGGAGCAGCTGCCCGAGCTGCGGCATGCCCTGGTCATTGCGCCTAAGCGTGTCGCACAGTCGGTCTGGGTGCAGGAAGCCGAGAAGTTTCAGTCGTCGCTCCATGTCCGTTTCTGCCTGCGGGCTCTGGACGTGAAACTGTTCCTCATGGAGCCATCGGACCGGAAGCTATGCGTGTGCAGCGTGACCCGCATCGATGAGATACCCCACGGCTGCTGGGACGCAGTTATCTTGGACGAAAGCACGTTGTTCAAACACCCGCGGTCGATCCGGTCGAAGCAGGTGCGGCGGGTATGCAACAAAGTTCGGTATCGCATCCTCCTGACCGGCACGCCTATTCATAACGGGTACGAAGGTTTGTGGCATCAGTGCCTCTTAGTCGACGGAGGCGCAGCGCTGGGCCGGAGCCTGACCGAGTTCCGTCGCAGGTACGAGCGCGTAAAGTTCCAAGTGAACGGCGTGGTCTCGGTCTACGAGGTCGACCCGCAGAAAACACACCTTCTGGCTCAGGACTGCCGGCCGATCGTATGCGTAGTACGCAACTACGTTGCACTGCCGCCGATCCTCTACAAGACGATCGCTGTCGCGCTGCCCGACGCTGTTCTGGCGCGCTACAAAGACTTCGAGGCCACGTCGGTGCTGTACTACCGAGAGCAAACCGGTACGGACGCCTTCGACGGGAAGGAGCGAACGTTGATCGCTTTCTCTCGGACATCGCTCGGTATCAAACTGCGGCAATTCGCATCGGGGTTCCTCTACACCGACGAGCAGTGCGCGCAGTACCAACGGCTACACAAAGCCAAGATCGAGACGCTGCGCGACATCGCCGAGGCGCAGGACCGGCCGATTTTGGTCGCGTACCAGTTCCGGAGCGAGCTCGCAGAGCTGCAAGCATCATTCCCCCGCAGCCGGACGCTCGACACTGCGGCCGACATCGAGGAGTGGAACGCAGGCTGCATACCTATGGGTTTGGTGCATCCCCAGTCCTGCGGCCACGGGCTGAACCTGCAAGACGGCGGCTGCACACTGGTATGGTTCTCGCTCACCTACGACGCCGAGCTGTACGCACAGCTGAACAAGCGACTGCATCGTCGCGGTCAGCGCGACACCGTGAGCATATTGCATCTGGTGGCCGCAGCTACGATCGACGAACGGATTATGAAAGTGCTGCTTAAAAAGCAGACGGAAGCTAACATGTTTAACGAACAGATAGGTTATGGCAAAGAAGAGTGAAGTTTTCGTACCCATATACGCAGTGCCGGAGCAGGTACGCATCGAGTTGCAGCGCAAGTTAGACACCTGCGACATCGGGTTCATCCGTAACGGCAGGTACACGCTGACCGTCGCTATCGAGGACTACGAGGCAGGGACGGTCGAGTATTGGAAGGGGCGGATACGGGCCTGCGACTACCGAGAGCTGGAACACCCCAGCTGGATAAACTTGGATATTTATCGAGAAGCCAATTGACAATGACACACGGCTCACTATTCAGCGGCATCGGCGGCTTCGACTTAGCGGCCGCGTGGGTCGGCTGGACGAACGTCTTCAACTGCGAGATCGACCCGTTCTGCCGGCGCGTATTAAAGTATCATTTTCCCGAATCAAAACAATATGGAGATATTCAAACAACTGACTTTACCGTTTGGCGAGACCGCGTCGACGTGCTCACCGGCGGTTTCCCGTGCCCGCCGTTCAGCCTCGCGGGCAAACGCAAGGGTACGGCCGACGACCGCTACCTCTGGCCCGCAATGCTCGGAGTTGTTCGGACTGTTCGACCGCGCTGGGTCGTGGGCGAGAACGTTCTCAGAATCGTTAATTGGTCGCAGGGAATGGTTTTCGAGCAGGTGTGCGCTGATTTGGAAGCGGCAGGATACGAGGTGCAAGCGTACCTTATACCAGCTGCGGGCGTCGGTGCTCCCCACCTGCGATACAGAACATGGTTTGTTGCCCACCGTGGTGACGCAAGGGCTGAAAGTTCATGGCAAGAGCGATTCGGAGCCATTGTCGCCGGCGATGCTGCCGACACCGGTCGCGTCGGATTGCGGGAGCGGGCGTGTGAACAGGAGCCTGTCGAAGGGTGCATCCGAGCGGCCGACGCTCGCGCTTGCAGCGCGGATGGGGCTGTTGCCGACACCGAGCGGCCGACGCTCGCGCTTGCAGCGCGGATGGGGCTGTTGCCGACACCGACGGCCTGCGATGCGAAAAACAATTCATTTCCTCCTTGCCACGAGAACCGAAAGAGCGGAGTCGTCCACGACGTCATGATTTCGCATCCGTCCCTAACTGGGAAGGGTTCCCGACTGAATCCCCGATATGTGGCCCAGATGATGGGCTTTCCGCCGGACTGGACGGAATTACCTTTCCGGCGTGGCGCAGGGAGTCGATCAAAGCCTACGGCAATGCCATAGTCCCGCAGGTGGCGCTTCGGATTTTCGAAACGATAAATGAATACGAGGGGCTTTGAAAGCCCCTCGTATTCACTGCTTCTTGAACCGTTCTCGGCCCAGCGCCCTCCAATCCTTATTCGGTATGAACCGCAGGAACGAGAACGGGCAGTATTGCGGGTTCTCGTCGTACTCATGGTACTGCGCCTCGCTCTCGAAGCAGACGTCACGGTATGCGCTATCGTAGGGCGGGAGCAGGAGCTCCACGAACCAGCAGACGGCATAAACGGCATACGGCACTACGACAGGTGTCACCCATACCCACCACGGGATCGAGACACCGGCCAATGCGAACGTCGCGGCGGAGGCTATCGCGCAAACCACACCTAACACGAACAGGCAGCACTGCTGCCATACATGCCATGTCTCATGCCTCACAGCCCAGTCGGACATGACGGGGCGCTCCCAGACGCCGGTCGCCGGATTGTACTGCTTCTTGATGATGACCCAGACGAGGAAGGTCAGGTAGTCGAACTTCCCGAACGGGAGGTAGCGACTGTAAATGAAAAACGGTTTCATACTATTCAGCTAAAAAGGTGACGAGAGAGGTGAGTGTGTACAATGCTACCGACGGACTCGACGGAGTGATCGGTGGGTCGGTCTTGGAGAAAGTTGCTACAACTGACTCGTTGTTAGGCTTAGTGAACGTCACTGTCTTCGTGACTTTGCGTGTCTGGTCAGAATCGGTGGTTCTTTGAGGCCGGTAGCTGACGAAGCCGATCGTTGCGCCCGTCGTGGGAAGCCCTGCCGAGTGAATTATGACTTTAACTTCATTCGGAGCTATGTTGCCTTCGAAAGCACCGACGATGTTGATCGTAGGTGCTTGGTTGAGCGCCGTTGCGACCATAAGCATCGAAGACCTCCAATATCCGGTGTTCTGCCATGTGCAAATAGCATCGAGGCTTATATTCGTTGTTTCCGCAGTAATGTTGTACTGGCGGGACTGGACCAGCTTACAAGGTGCGAGTTCCTTCGATAAGGTGATCTGAGAGATCGTGCCATGCGCGATTTCACTGTTCGTAATGGTGTTGGGCGCGATCATATCATTAGTGATCCCCAAAGCCGGAATGTACGGCATCTGCCACTCCGTGATGTCTTCGAGCGACACGTTTCCGGAGAGCTGTTCTCCGGAAGCTTTTGAGGTAAGGATGTTTTTGTAGGAAAACTCCTGCTGCGTACCTCCCTCCATCGTTCGGACGTCGCCCGAGGCAATTTTCGCAGCGTAGATCGCATCCCCGATTTGAAGCTGATCGTTCTGCGCTACGGGGTCCCATGTGTACACCTCACCTTTGAAGGACACGGCACCGGCTTGGATGAAGCCGTCGTCATCGAGGCTCATACCCCAGAGAATTTTAGGTGTGAGGCTGGACTGCGGGACGACGGCTTTGATCGCGTCGTAGATGTTCTGCAAATCGGATACCCGCAGCGGGCGTTTCAGCGCGGGGTTCGCCGAGTTGAGTGTAAGGAAATTTGCCATGCTGCTATGCTTTTTTGTAGTTGATATTGGTTTGGATGTAGAACGGTATCAGAAGCTGCAAATAGGCCGCGGCCGTCTGCTTCACGCTCTCGAACTTCGCGTCGTCGTAGATGCTCGGGATCGTTACCGTCAAGTCGACCAAGTTAGGCGACGGTGAGTAAGGTACTTGCGGATCGTCGGTGTACGCAACTTGGAAACCGAACGTGCAAAAGCAGAACTCACCGTTAGGTACGTTTGGGCCAGTCAGCGAAGCAGAGTTTTTGCAGAGAACAGTCATTCGTTTCGGCGTCGACGTTGCCGGCAATGTCGTACCACTCCATGTCAAGTCTACGGGAGATGTGTATTCGAAGGTGCAGTAGTAATCCGACTTGAGCAGTAGCTTATGATTCGCGTTGTTATTGACATTGTTGATCCAAATCGAGTACAGGCTTAAAGTAGCGGTTACGTTTTCTGGAAAGACGAATTTCTCATACGACGCAGAGAACCCATTTGCAGCAGGGATTTTACGTGTTGCAACGGTTCTGTCAGAGTAATTATCGGCGAATTGATTGCCAGAGGACAACCCTAGCGACGCCAGGCTCGGCCAATACTTCATATCGTAACTGAACGGGAACAGTGGCTCCGCCCCCGTGCCGTCCCACGAGAGCTGGAAGTCGTTGTTATGCGACAGGATCGTGAGCGTCGCGTCGCCACCCATCAGCTTGTCGAACAGCCGCTTGATCTGGTCTGCGCTGTTCGTACACTCGGCAATGGCCAATGCCGCCAGACGCGCCGAGCGGAATTGCTTGGACACGAATGGCAGGCATAAGCTGAACACGAACTGGTACAGAGTAGACGTCGTGCCGTCCCTCCGGTACGAGAACTCGCGCAGGTAGTACGCGACCAGCTTCGGCATGTCTATATAGCGGAACATCACCCCAGCACTTTAATGTTCGACGTCGTGAGCTGCGTAGCGAAGGTGAAAGCTCCGTTCGTAAGATTGAATATCCCGTTCACAGGCTCCACCGTAACCTGCTTGCCCGACAGGTCTGTTTCGGTCGCTACGATGTTCGAGAACCCTATCGCCTGCACCTGCGAGAACTGTTGTATGACGTCCTCGATTTCAGTCAGCGATACGACGTTGTTCTTACGAAGCACTTGTTCGTGAGCCGTGAGGTTCTGTTGGATCGTAGCGACGGCCTCCGCGGCGTCCGTACCTTTGCTGACGTAGATCACGATACCTGGGTCCGTGATCTGAGCTACCGGCAGCGACAGAATGTTGAGGTCGAGACCGATGGGCTGGTACGCCGTGAAGTACGTCTTGAAAGACGCAAGCTGCGATTCACTTAGCGCCGCTAAGTGACCGTCGTCGCCGATGACGTTCACGAGCAGCGTGTACTGCGGGTACAGCCCGACGATGTAAGCCTGCTTGATGATCTGCGCCTCCTCGTCTACCGTGGCGTAGTAGCCCGCCTGACTTACCGGATCGATCAGGAGCTCGTCGCCCTCTTGGTACGCGACAGCGCGGCGGCGGTAGTACTCGATGCCCGTGACCTTCTGCTGCGCTAAGGCCGTCTGGATCGTAGCGAGCGTATTTTGCCGCTCGATAGCCTCAGTGTCGGCATAGCTGCCTACCACGTCGATGATCTTTTTCTCGATCGATGCGTCCGTGTAGTCGAGCGACGGGATCAGGAGCTTCAATGCCTTTTGGATAGTGTCGACTGCGCTCATAAGTGTAATACTTGGTTACGGTTCGTACCACGGGAGGTAAGCGATACGTGAACCCATTGGTAATTTTTCTCGTCGATCAGCTGGTCGAACTCCAAACCCGAGGTACGGATCAGTTCGAAGAGCTGCTTGTTCAGCGTGACGGCGCCGGCGCTGATGTCGGCCGCCTCGCCGCGCAGATGCTGCGACGTAGCCACGCCGCCCACGGCCTCGTTCACCGCGGGGCTTCGGTAGCCCGAGGTGACGATGATCGGGGCCCCGTACCTCTCTCGGATCGGGTCCAGCAGCCTCTCCACGAGGTAGATCAGGTTGTCGGACGCGGTCACGCCAGGTGTGTTGTCGAGGCCCAGTCGGAGAGCCGTATCGGAGTGTGTAAGCTCTTTGAGTGTGAAGTAACGCATAGCTTATTTGGTTTCGTCGTAAACGGGCCGGAAACGCATACGGTTTTTGACAGTGGCCTCCGCAGGCGTGGGCGCTTTACTGGGGTTGTACATGTACACTGAGTTGGGGATGTAGCCGTCTACGGTCGTTGCTTCGGCGGATTCCTGGTACTTGTTCAGATTGAACTTGTAGCGGCAAATGACCCTCAGATAGGCATTCGCAGGATCAGGCGCCATGCTACTGATCGCCGACCATGCCGAAGCAGTGATGTCGCCCTCCCATGAGGCAAGCCCTTTGTGGCTGATCCACTTTCCGACAACCCGCTGCGCTGAGGTCTGCCAGTTGTTTAATATCATATCCTGTGGATAAGACTCATTGATAGGACTTGTATAAATGGTATTGGCGCTCTGCGAATAGTTGAACTCCGAACCCTCAGCGACGAAGTTGATGAAGTAAGCGTCGAACGTACCCTTTATACCTAGTGTCGGCTGGATTATATGACGCTTGTTGAACGTGCCTTTCAGATCGACGCTGAGCCGTGTCGACAGGATCAGGAACTTGTACAAGTCATCCCACGACGGCGCGTCGAAGTCGATAGGCGCGCTTTGCCAGTTTCCGTCCAGAACGTTCGTCTCTAAGTTGTCGATGAGCAGATTGTCGAAGCTCCACTTCCCCGCCTCGGCAGGCGCCGGCGGCTCGACGGCTCCCGTGGTGTCGAAGACGACGTAGAGGTCCTGAAACATCATATATGCGGCTTCGAACCACTTGACGAGCCGTATCACACCACCCTCTGTGACATGTGAGAAAACGGGAATGGTCCCGCCGCCCAAAGAAAACAGAAGCGTGCCGTCACCATCTTCCGACGAGACGACGTAGATGAAAGCTAATATGGCATCGGTGAAAGCGCTGTCTGCGGTTTGCGAGAAGCCGATCCCGTACACTTTGCCGACCTCTCCGGCGAAGCGCATGTTGTCGCCTCTGCCTAAGAGCGACAGATGCGGCAAGTCGACCTTCTCGCCTGCTTTGAGCGACGAGAACGGACGGCCCTCGGTTATCGGCTGCACCCACCCTTCACCGTCGGTGACGACAGACTTCATCTTCACAAGGTCTGTGCTGTACGGCTGCTTCTCCTGACCCAGCGTGTCGTACAGCGGTAACTCGATGTCGAGCTGCCGCCCCACCAGATCGGGCGTCCACGTCTGGCCGATGTCTTCGACGTCCTCGCCGATGCCGGGCAAGTCGTCGAAGCCTATCCGGTCGCCTACGGGGAGTTGATCCAATGCAGCAGGTATGCCCGTAATCGAGCCGGATAGGTTCAACGAGACGTCTACGATCGTAGTATTGGGTTCAATCTTCATACTCACCGGAGAATTCTAAGTGTTGGTCGACTATCGTCACCTTCGCGTTTTTCGCACCGTCCTTCTGCGCCATCTTCGACGCCGAGGTCAGCACCGGCTGCACGCTCTTCACGGAGCGGTTCATCAGGCGGCGGCCGATCGCGGCACCGAGCGACGGCACGGTCAGGCGGCATATCTGCGATACCGCGATCAAGGCGACGTTCTGGTTGTCCGTGACGGCCGCAGCGAACGAACCCGTCGAAGAAACAACCAAATCCCCTATGTCGAAGTCGTATTTCAAACCCGTCATTGCAGTATCTTTTCGTTTGCTATGTTGTCGTATTTCAAACCCGTCATTGCAGTATCTTTTCGTTTGCTATGTTGTCGTATTTCAAACCCGTCATTGCAGTATCT